GCAGGTAGGGCATAGACATCATCTTGATCCTAAAGGACGATGGAGGACAGTCACGAGGGTTCTTACTGAACTCTAACCTAGTATCCATCCTTCGGAGAAGTGGTGCTATCTCGTCAGGGTAGACACAGAAGACTTCGTTGGTTAGCTGCTTGATCATAGGGATGAATCGAGAGAACTGAATCATATCTCCCCAGCCAGCCTCGGACCAGATGATAACACTGCGTCCCTTGATGTTCTGTCCCGGCATCCATACCGTAGCTCTGTCGAAGTTATTTCTAGCCCCTGGGAACTTAGCATTAGGATTCCAGAAGGCATCAGGTAGAGACCGAAGCTCGTGCAGTTTAAACCCGTTGGCCCAATCGCCTTTACGGATTAGGTTCTGCCCTTTCTTGTAGTCCCTATCTGCGTCACTCCAGTTTATCTTTAGTGTTCCAATCATAATACTTGTCACCAATCTTATCGTAGTTGTCTATCATAAACTCAAGGTAGTGCTTTGCCTTCTCAAGATCCTGCTTACCTGCTTTCTTGCGATGACGCTGCACATACTTAATTACATTACAGGCCCAAGGGTCTAGGCCCCAGTCAAGGAAGACATCCCAAGACTGTATGTTAGTGCCCTTGTAGTGGTCTCCTCCAATCTGTTTAGTCTTGATGTAGTCATCTAGTGTCTTGACATCAGCGTGTTTGCGGTAAGCTACATACCAGTCATTAGGTGTTGCGTTATCAATGCTCATACTTCTTCCTTAAATAGTTAAGACTGACAGGCATCTCATCGAAGCTGCCGTTAGTAACCTCATGCAGAAGCCATATCCCGCGCCAGTACTTGTTACCCTGACTACCTAGATAGTCCTCGTCATGCAGGTAGCAGCAGCCACTAAAGAGACCAGTGATCTGCGTACCATCAGCGCGATTAGAGTAGGCTATCTGTCTGTTCTGCACATGGCCCATCACTGAGGACATATGCTTCTTAGCTAGGAGAGCCGCAGCAGAGGCTACAGCACGCCCCATAACGCCAGAAGTAAAATAATGAGCGTACACAACCCCATCAATAACAACAGGTTCAAGGAACGGTATAACTTCCCAACCATGATGTTCGTAGTTAAGGTCGCTGAGACTAATAGTTCCATCCAGTTTAGGGTCTCCTTCGACAGCTCTGGAAATTCTTTCTTCATGATTTCCAAGAGTGAGGACCATTCTTGGTTTGTACTGTCGTTCCTTGTTTCTCTTTGCTCGATCATTATGTTCCTTAATAGGTGCTAATAGCATTTCCATAGCTTTGTTAGTAACTTCGATATCAGTCTTGTACCGTCTGCCTTCAAAGGACTTCTTACCAACATCGTAGCTAGACAGGCTAGGCATATCTGCAAAGTCCCCAATCTGTACAATCACATCAGGTTTCTTCTCTACAAGATATTGACCTACCCATGTCAGATAACTAAGATCAACACCGTCCTTGACTTGACAGTCGGGGATTATGGCATGAACAGTCATCAGTTAGCGTCCTTGTCTTCGTTGTCTAAAGGCTCTTCATGTACGGTTGCAATGTACTGATTAGGTCCAATAGTCTCGAATAACCCGTCCCTCTCCATCTCATAAGGATCTTTTAGAACAACACGTTCCATCACACCGTTGTAGCCAGTAGCCTCCAAGAACTTACAGAACTCGTGGAGAATCGTAGGCCATGCAGTGAAGTCTGCAAAGTAGTGACGTGCCTTAACAGTCGTAGCCTCTGGATATGTCGTAGGCTCTTCAGTGTCAAACTCAGAATCATAAATGAATCGATAAACTTTACTCATGCTTGCTCCTTAATAGTTCAAAAAAGTACTCTGCGTCTACCACAGCCAGGGGCTTATCTCTGTTTTGTTTGATGACACAAACAGGTTCGTAGCCTCCTGCGTTTCCTCTGGCTTGTTCGTAATAACCGTATACTGAGATAGCTGCTCTGGACTTGCATTCCAAACTAATTGGCAAGACCCGTCTGGCTGCTGGACTGAGTAACAGATCCTCCCCGGAGACGCCCATACTAACTGAGCGAACATCGTCTGCCTCCAGATTGAACTTGGCTAGTATTAGATCTCTTACCCACTTTTGCAGGTGTCTTCCTTTGGACTTGGCGCTGCTCGGTTTCAAGTGTTATGTCCTTTCTTACTTTAATCCACTGCTTAGGTAGATGCATACGGGCATTGCTGTTGTCCATAGATACTGTATTAGCGATGCACAGTGCGTCATCTGTTTCGTCAATAATCCAACCAATGCTGTGACAGAGGTGAACTTCTGCTTTAACATCTTCTTGCCATTCCACATCTGCTACTGCGTCAACCCATTGGATGTACTGCAAAGGGCAGGTGACCAAATCTGGTTTTCGTTTCTTCGTATCCATAACAATTGTCCATTCTCCAGTACTCGTTTATCATCGTTGTCGTATGCTTCCAATACTGCTTTGTACATATCGGCCTCAGTGAGACAGTCCTGAAGAATCTTCTCAGCTTTCTTTGGACCTACACCTCGAATACCAACAATGTTATCAACCCTATCGCCAGTCAGTAGCTGCGTATAGAAATGTCTGATAGCTTGTTGGTCATCGATCAGGTACTTCTTATCCTTAATAAAATTATAATGCCAACCACGAATCATGTCAAGGTCTTTATCGATAGACATGACGATATATTCCTCAATGTCTCCAATCTCATAAGCCTTGATACCGATAGCGTCATCAGCCTCTTGTCCTTCTACTACGATACAACCCCACGCCTTCTCAAGGTACTCCCGAATCAGCTCATAGTGTTTGGGTTTAGCTGCGGTTCGGTTTCCCTTGTAAGGTGCGGTTACTGCTATGTCAGTCCTATAGTTCTTCTTACCTGTGAGATACCCTTGGTAGTCTCCTACATAGGGTTTCATCACCAGTTCTTCCATGAACTCAGCACATCGTGCCAAGCAAATCTTGTCGCTAACTTCCTCGGAAGCGAATCCGATTCGGTAGCATACAATGTCGGCATCGATGAGTGCTAACATTACTTCTTGAGAAACGCAGCCATAGCTTCGAGTGCCTGTGCTGCCTGCTTCTTACTGGAGAACTCGTTGTCATTGATAGTGACAGAGCCATCAGAGGACACAGAAAACTTAAAGCATTCTCCTCCCCAGAATGAGGCAGGTAATCCGTCAACCTCTACTTCAAACACAGACTCTACTGGTGATACCTTCACATTAAACTTAGGTGTAGGTGCTGTTAATTTCTTTGCTGTCATCTTCTTTCCTTTCTTAGAGAACGTCATCGGCTGTTTCAACGGCATCAGATCCTTCGTAGACTACTAGATCTGTGACGATTAGCTTGTTAATCCCAACCCCTACACCCTTCTTGCCTTTGTACGAATACTCATAAGGCTTCAGCAGTGCAATCCCTTTAGACCCGTTACCAACCTTAGCTGTGACAGCGTTACCGTTGGTGTCCTCAGTCTTGATAGGATAGTTTACAGATTTAGCTGTAATGTACTGTCCCTTCTCAGGCTGGCCTTCTTTGGTAAGAACATTCACACCCATGCTCGATAGAGCACCTACAGCGCCTTTGGTAAGGTTACAGAGGTCTACCTGATACTTCCCTGATAGCTGGTTAGGCGTATCCAAGAAAGCCCACATAATCTCTGCCTGTACTTTAAGCGGTTTTAATTCCATTTACTTCTCCTTTTCAAAGTTTGAAATAATATTATACAGGACTCAGTGGAGCTTGTCAACATCTTTTGGATCAGATTTCATATCCTGAAACATGGCCATCATAAAGGCAGTGCTGAAGATACTCTTCAGTTCCTCCATCTTTTTAACCGATGTCTGCATATTAATCGTCCGATCCTTCCTGACATTGATAAATACCACATCCTCCATGTCCTTCCAAAAATCATCTTCAAAGTCTAGTGGGTTTGTGCCCATGTCGTTCCTTTCTTGTATTCACCGTCTAGTGGGCAGCGAAGACCTAAGACTTCTCCTGCTTCCTTGATACTGCTTACTGCTAACTTACCTACTGCATCTGCATCTTCCTGACTGCATTCGATCTGCCACTCGTCATGAACATTAGCTACGAAGTGGGCATTAAGTTTCTGCTGCTGAATCTTACTGTTTAATATGACCAAACCTTGCTTCATCACTATTGCACCAGCACTCTGCAGGAGTGTGTTAAGTGCTGCGTGTGCGGAACGAACCTGTAGTTTCCTACCGTCCAGACCTGGTAGCGTCCCTTGTTCTGATAGGCGTTCAACCTTTTCTCTAAGACTCTTGAGAGCAGGAGTGTTGCGAAGAAAATTACTGATGAGTTCCTGACCATCTTTTGCCGAACCACCAACAATCTTCCCGATTTTGGCAGGCCCCGCACCGTAGAGTAAGGCATAAATAAATGTTTTGGCTTGCGCCCTTGTTTCCAAACCTGCAGCGAGTTGGTTTTTCGTGTGTACATCGCCTTCAACGATTTCTTTTGCATAGCTTTCATCCTTCATATAGTGTGCCAACATCCGTAACTCAAGAGAACTAGCGTCTGCACCCACTAAGACCTTACCATCGTCCACTGTCCAGCAATCCCTGCACTCGTGCCCCCAAGGACTACTACTGCTAGGAACCTGAGCCATGTTAGGGCTGTGGTGTGTCATACGTCCCGTGACTGCTCCATTGGTGATGACCTTACCGTGAACCCTGCGCTCGTCAGATACAAACTCAAGCCATGATTCAACCTGAGCCACCCGTTTCTGAATGAGTAGGTACTCTGCGATTCTCTTTGCTTCAGGAATATCAACTCCGTCAAGAACTGATTCGTCAACAATTACAGCTCCTTTCTCAGTGTGCTTAGTAGGTTTCCATCCCTTCTCAATCAACCGCTTTGCTATCTGCTGGCGTGAACCAGGATTAAATACCTCAACATCATCCTTCAACTGCTTGCCTGTCTTCTCACTAAACCTTTGAGTGACAATGGGCGGGAAAATGGTTTGCAGTTCCTCTTCAATGTCAGACAGTCTACGCTTCCATTGTCCAAGCAGGCACTGGGCTTTCACAGTATCAAGTTTAAAGCCATGCTTCTCCTGCTTAGTAATGACAGCCTGCACCTTGTGCTCTAGCTCGATGGACTGCTCAGAGAACCCACGCAGCTCTTGCGTCAGATATAGGTACAACTCACCACAGATTGTCACGTCTTCTTGACAGTACTCAATCATCTTATCTGTCAGGCCGCCCTCGAAATCTTCGTATTCCTTCTTGGTTCGGTTTACTAGCTTTGCGAGATTGGCTAGACTGTGTCCACCCTCTCTTGACGGGCTTGAGAGTCTTGACATAACCAGTGTGTCCCGTACTTGGCTCAGTCTGATCGAAGTCTTCCATAGTCTGTTTAGGACGGGGTAGTCGAATGATATTCCGTTGTGAGCGATTATCAGTTTGGCTTGCTGAATAAACTTGTTGAAGTCTTGTGCGCTTGTCCATGTCCTTATTTCTTTAGTGTCAATGTCATAGGTACAGCATACCCAAATACAGTCATGCTTTAGATTAGTTTCGATATCCAGTGCAACTCTCATGTAGGTAGATTCCATTTCCTATTGTGTTAAATATTTTATCATACTTTAGAAGTTTTAGCAAGTTATCAAAGTATCCTACCTTCCCATGATTCTCCACACAGATGATCTTAGGTCTACCCAACATCGTCTGGAGCACTGGGTAGTCCAGCCCTTCTATGTCGATACACAATAAATCAGGGACACCATACTCAGCGTATAAGCTGTCTAAAGTTACAACCTTTATTGGTACTACCTTATTTAGCTTGAACTCAGGGTGCAGCTTAATAAACTGAAGCACTGTATCGTAGTCAAAGCTGTTCCTACCTGAGAAGTCATCAATCATAAAAAACTCCAACTCACCAGCCACAGGCCCTACTCCCACATTCAGTATCGTATCCCTGCCACGATGCCTGTTGAAAGCCTCTATGTGGTTTGGGTTTGCCTCCACACAGATCCCTGAGTGTCCACGTTCGTACAGAAGAGCAGTGTTACTGATATTGAAAGGATGGTGTGCCCCAACATCGAAGTAGCTGCACTTCTTAATTTCTAGTTTGTCAAGTATATTAAGAAGTATTAAGTCTTCTCCGAACTGAGAGTAGGTTCTATCACCGTATCGCTGATCAGGATGACTCATGATAAAAAGCTTTCTTTAGAATACCTCATTACTCTTTGGGTTCTGCCAGACTTACCTTTCCTACGCTCTCCTGTGTCTACAATATATCCTTTATCCAGTAATGACCTGTACCGCGCAGTGATACTAGAATAAGGAAGATTCTTAAACATATTTCTTACTTCATCACTAATACAGCCCCTATCACCATAGCTTTTAATAGCGTTATAGACAAGTTCTTCTAATCGTGTAGTGTCTACGGATTCAGCAGCTTGTTTACTAGTATCTACTGAGTCTGAACGATATAAGAATAAAGGGTCTGTTCCAAATGAAAGCTGTTTATCGTCAGTCATAGCTCCTCCATCACAGTCTCGCTCATGCGTCCAGTAATCCGATCATAGTAGAGACCACAAGCAGGGCCAGTCAGTCCACTGAATCGATTCTTCAATACCCGAACCCTGGTTGTATGCCGCTCCTTGAGATCCTCAGCCTGTCCGTTACGCTCCAGACCCAGCACCATATCCGACAACTGACCAATCGATCCTGAGCCTCGTAGGGCAGACAGAGAGGTACTTGCGCCTTCCTCGTGTCCCTTACCATCAGGCCGTTTCAGGTGAGAGACGCAGAACAGTGCTATACCAGTCTCCTGAACCACCATTCTCAGCTTGGTCATAATCTCGTCTAGGGCTTTTCGCTCGTCACCATTGTCTTGTGCAGATACCACGATACTAACGTGATCAAGAAAAATATACTTGCAATCAAGGGCCTTAGCCATGAAACGAACCCGTGTGATAATGTTGTCGATTGCAGTAGAGCCAAAGTGATCAAAAAGATACACACGACCAGTACCCAGTGTAGCGTCAAAAGAATCTCGTAGTTCTTCATTAGTAACCTCTATGTCAGGTAGGTGTAAAGGCTTGTTAGCGTGTAGACTCATCAGGCTCTTAGCAGTGCGCTTAACAGACTCTTCCAAGAACAGCAGACCAATGTTGTCCTGAGTGTTATTGATAATGTGATACACAATCTCACGCAGAAACTGAGACTTACCCAGCCCTGAGCCAGCAGTGATAGTCACCATCTCGCCAGTCCTGATGCCGTAGGTTAGGTCATTTAACCCACTGAACGGGTAGTTTACGTCAGACTTTTCTACTGGTTGGTTCACCAAATCCCACAATCCTGCACCATCGATGATTCCATCAGGCGTGTACCGCTCAGCCCTCCACCACAGGTCTACGAAGTCTTTTTCCTTGTTCTCTTGCGCGTACTCACAGGAGTCTTTAATACCTGTGCGTCCTTTAAATATCTTGGCTTTAGTTCCAAGTATTTCAGCCACTGCATTAGCCGCTCCTCGGCCCGCATCATCGTTGTCAAAACAAATGACGATGTTCTCGAAGGAGTCGAGCCACTCGTAATTCGCTTTAATATCTTGGACTGCGTTGCCTGCACCATTCCTAACAGAAACCACAGGGTACTTAGAACCCAGCATCTGATACGCTGCCGCAGCATCGAACTCGCCTTCTGTAATCGTGACATACTTTCCTCCCTTGTTAAACAACTGCTGCCCGAACAGACTACCCTTGTTCCAGTCACCCTCGATGCTGAAACGCTTGTCTTCCATGTTCCTGCGCTTGAAAGCCACCAGGGTCTCTTCCTCGTTGTAGTACGGGAAATAGTAGTAGCCATCCTTGTTACCGATGCCATAGGTCTGACAGGTAGACCGAGTTAAGTTACGGTCTATCACCTGCTCGTATGACAGATCATGCACATTAGTCACTTTAGTATTCACCTTAGTTAGTTTCTGCACTGGTTCCTCTGAGTTAGCATTTCGCCTAGCCTTACCACAACTAAAGCACCTAGTGCCCCAATCATAGTAGGTCAGTGCATCACTACTGCCACAATCAGGACAAGGCTGGTGTGCCTTTAACTGTTCAGCCACAAGTTACTCCTTTCTGTTTTTCTTTGTGCATTAATTGTATCACATCTGCCATCACTTTTGCAACCCCCTGATCCAAGGACAGACGAGCCATAGCAGACACAGTGAACCAGTAGTGCGCTTCTTCTTGCATCTCAGCAATATATCGTTGTTCATCATCATTCATACTAAATAGTCCTTTAAGTAGTTAACTAGTTATTAAAGTAGTTATTAATAATAATTATCTTTTAAGTAATAAATAATAAATACTACTTAGATTCTTAATAATACTAAATAGAGATTGTAGCATACTTAAAAGTCCTTGTCAAGATCTAGTCCACAATGAGAATCGTTCTCATCTGAGTAGTCCTCCTCATGTGCCAGATCAGACCTTTCAATGGTTTGTAAGTCTTCACTGACACTATTAAAACATCCGTTACACAGGTCTATAAACTCACCTGTATTAGCAGACTTCCGAGTAGCCTCATAATCACTGAGGTTTTTATTGCAGCTTAAGCATCTCATTTTCCGTCATCTCCATAAAGTTTGTTTAGTCTGTCCCTACATTGTACCATTATTCTGTCCTTCTCAGGGTCAGGTACTAACGACCAGTCCAGGATCTCGTCTAAGCGCCTCCCGCACCCGTAGCATATACCCCACCCCTCGACCACCTGACAGATGCCCACACAGGGCGTTTTAGGGCTTCCTAGAGGCATTGTTGTTCCTCTCGTTGATCAGTTCAAAGTTTAACTTGGTGAGTAACTCGTTAGTGTTCCTGAGTTCCTCCTCTAGTCTCTCTGTCCTAGCCCTGAGCATAAAGTTCTCACGCTCGAGTTCCGACACCATGTCGGGCAAGTCCACCTCATACGGTACACCTGAAACTTTCACCATTTATTTGTCCTCCCAATATGACCGAAGAAAGCCGAAGATAATAGAAAATAGCATCAATAGCAAGAAGTTAATCACTTTGAAGCCATCCAGTAAAGTCCCACATTAGAGAAAGCATAACCCGCATACACCACTAGCATAGGCAGGTTACCCTTGAACCCCTGCTCCCCTGCAATGTAGGCGTATATGCACCCCGTCACTATAATGAGCCACGCAGACATCAGAAGTCCCTCGGCTTATAGTTCTTAGCCTTCTCGATCAATGCCTTGCTGTGTAGCCCTATCAAGAAGTCCAAGTCCTTAAACACAGCCCCTAGGTCAGTCTTAGTCCTAGCGTGCATCATATGGTAGAGGATATACAATTCGTCTGTCTTCATATCGTCTATCACTTCCTGCAACTCAGACACCTTATCCTCTAGGGCCTCTACTGCGCTATAGTCAATAGTGTCCTGATCTGCGTCATTCCAATCATCGTAATTATATTCTTGCATGGTCTAGCCCCTTATCTAATGGTTAAAGCATCAAAGGCACTCATTGATTCGCTAAAATAAGCATCCCTGAGCCGATCCTTTTCATAGGCTAACTTTAGCCTTTTCTCATCCTCGGCCTTTACCACATAATAGGCGAATTCAATCAAATCATCCTCGCTACCTGAGTAATTCCCAAAGTCGCTATAGTCTAGCCTTTCGTCTAAAATCTCAACCACTTCTTTATTCGTTAATAGCATGATAAAACCTCCATTTGTTTATTAGTAAAGTTAGAGAGCCTAGATTCTATCAGGGCTTCGTGCACAGATGCAACAGCGTAGGCATCAAACCCGCCAATGTGCCATCGATAAGGCTCCAATGGTATGTGGTCTAGTTTCCAATCGTAGACTGTAGCGACTGAGCCATCCTCGAATTCAATAAACCATTCTGCGTTGGTCTTATCGCCAATAAAGACCGTTGGCGCACCAAAGCATCGGCAAAGCTCTTCATATGTGGCGTTTACATAGCCTCGTAGACTGCTCATATTGGTCTGATCTGCGTTACATTGTTTGTGCTTCATTCTTGTCCCTCCATTGAATCAATCCCTAGATCCTCTGAAATGTAGGCCATTGCGGAACACAATTCAGACCATTGATCGTCATATTCTGAAACGCCTTCGGGTATTCCATGCTCTCTGTAAAAGTGTAAGGCATTCCATATTAATGACAAATTCCCTTCCATATCGTTAGCATTCATGTTATTCCTCCGTTATTCCAGCGCATCGAATAGCCATGCCCGAAAGAACTTCGGGACTAGAGTCTTGCCCAATCTCGTAAACGACTGGAGAGCCGTCTATGGTCAGAGCCGCATACTTTTCAATTATGCCCTGATCTACACCCAGTCCAAGGGTTTCATCTAAATCACTCAATGATCCACATTCTACATAAACTAATATTTTCATTTTTAATGCTCCTTTGATTAGTCTAAATCCCATGGTTTAAAAATCATGATAACCCCAGCACAGCCCAGCAAAAGTACAGCGATACTAGCATATTCCCACATACTCATATTAAGCCCCTTTGATAGATAGAATTTTAATAACCTTCGACATTTTCTTACCATGTGCCGGATAAGACACCAAAGGCACAGCCTTATCATAGCACGCTCTACAGCCATTGCACCTGCCCTCATGCTCATAAGCCCTACACAAAAAGCCCTTAGCCTGAGAAGGATCAGGGACAATGACTGAGCCATGCTCCGAAGTATATTCACCCATGACGCTATCCGAGGAAAAGCGAACCATGACATTAGGCAGTTGTTGCATTTTAGAGACAATGCCCTTAAACTTCTCAAACTTCACCATGCGAGTAGGTAGCCAATGCTTTACCCACGGTGTCTGCTCCATTACTGAGAGGATCTTTTCCGCTAGTCCTAAAGAGTACATATCGCCCGAGTCGAACCAGCGGAAGTATCTTTGAGACTCTAGAGCATTGATCATTCTTTCCTCCCAGTCGCTAGCCTTCCAGTCTTCTTGATTCTCTAGCCTTGGAGCTTTGACATTAGAGAATCGATAGTTACCCGTGGTGGCATAGCATCCTGAACAAGCGGCTACCAATTCACCGTTATCGCCTATTGAACCGGGACAAGTGTCGAGGGCTTGAAGTGACCATGACAGAATACCGTCAAGTTTTGAAGTCTTTGAGAGTTTTAACATTTTAGAATCCCTTCGTTAGTTTACTTGCCTAAGACCGTATCCCTACGGTTTCGCCTCATCAAGGCTCGTCAGTTAGGCTAGACCGGCTCTATGCTTTTGTCAACAGTATACCCTGCTTTTCCTAATCCCTCTGCAATTTCTTTAGGGAAACAATAAACCCCGTCATAATCTATCAGTGTTTTTCCGTTGAATACTAGACCGCCTGAATAGCCCCAATCAACATTGGCGCTAATCTCGAAACTGCCTAAGCGATTGTTATTTTCAGGCGTGTAGATAGTGAAGTGTTTTGTTGTAATTTTCATGGTGTAGTCCTTTTTAGTTAGTTTGCCTAAGACTGTCTCTCGACAGTTTCGCCGCTTAACGGCTCGTCAGTTAGGCTGTAAATAGATGCTGGTCGATGTTCTCGCAGTAGTCGTTAATTTTTTCCATGACTAACTGCTCGAACCCTTCGGTGATTGTGTAATCGTTGATCAAGTCCCAGCCGTCATTTCCGTAGACTAGGAAGACTGCCGCTTTTTTGTTCTTATCAGGCGATAGAAAAACTAGGTGGATCTCGTCAACATTGAGACACATAGAGACTATGCTCTCGTAATCGCTGTCCTTCTCGAACCCGTCTCCGTAGTCGTAGCCAATACAGCCCCAGCCAGCATCGTTAGCGGTCAGTAACAGCTCTCGTGTTACCTGCTCTTCTATCTTGCGGACTATCTTGCGTTCCATTTTGTTTCCTTTCGTTGGTTGGTATTACAGCCTCTACTCTAGGCTAAAACGGACTGCTGTGCCAAAGAATATACTAGGGAAAACCCTTATCTTGACTACTGTGCTCAGGTATTGCCTGCCTGTGGATAAATACCTGACTAGACAGTGTGGTCAAATCGGGCTGTAACCCGCATGAATACTAGAAAAACCGCTAGCGATCCTTAGTTGATACCTGCCTAGCCTGAACAGAGAAAACCTGTCCTGAGCCTTTCTAGTGAGTTTTAGAAGTATGAATGTTTATACAGTACTGGTTACTGGTTATTTAGTGATCAGTAGCGCACCTGATTGGTGCAATAGTTTATGACTATGGATTGCATAGGTTTAGGCTATGGCTTCAGAGTGTTAAGTAGTGTCAGGTTAGTGTTACAGGGTGCACAATAGACACTCCTACTGCACAACCTGGCATGATTCTTGCATAGCAATTTCTGTGCCAAGTCTGATCAGCACTGTTGCGTAAATACAACACTATTCATTTATGCGTATATCTGCATAGACGGGGGAGGGGGTGTTGTGTAGTCTTAATTTTATGAGGACCCTACAACACTGATGAGAAGGCAAAATAGACCCTATATATGGGTTAAATTGTCTATAAAATTACTAGATGTGGTAGTGCTATAAAGTCCTTATAAATCAATGACTTAGGTTTGTGCAGACCACCCTGGTCGTTTAAGAAGAAAAAGGACAGACTGTCCAGTGCTCTCTAAGCCCTAAAGAGGGACAGAGCAGTAGAAATAACTTGACAAATCTCTAAAAATATGCTATAATATTCATGTAGTAGAAAAACAACAAGAACTAACTATATAGATCTGAGCAGTTGATCGCTTAAGAAGTGAATTGAAGTTAACAGATGTCTAATAATAATTATTATTAATATTCACTTTTAGTCTCTGATTAGTAGTTATATCCTACTACATACAAAAACAAATGATGTAAAACTATATAGAGGAGAATTTAGTGTCAAACACTGAACCTCTGTCTGATGTGTCTGTGTCCCCTTCAAAGAGGAAACGCGGCAGACCCCGTAAGGCAGACATTGAAGCCAAGAAGAATAGAAATGCAGTAGGAAGACCTCCTGGAGAGGCCGCTAGGATAAAAGAATTCTATGCTCGTTTACTGTCCACCAGTGGCGAGAAAGTAATTGAGACTGTCCTTCGTAAAGCGATGGACGATGGTGATAAGGATCAGGTTGCTTGTCTTAAGATGTGTATTGACAGACTGCTACCGATTAGTCACTTTGAGAAGCAGGGACAGGGCAGGTCTAACGCAATACAGGTACAGATTGTTACCACTGGTACACCCCAAATAGCTGCCAGAGAAACTGAACAGATTGATTATGAAGTGATAGACGTAGACTCGGAGGAGCAGCGTGGCTAACCTTAGAGTCGAACTACATCCTAAACAGACAGAAGTATTTAATGATAATCATAGGTTTAAGGTAGTAGCTGCTGGTAGACGGTTTGGTAAGTCAAGGCTTGCAGCTTGGACCCTCATCATTGAAGGACTAAAAAGTAAAGAGAAGGATGTATTCTATGTTGCTCCGACTTTTCAGCAAGCTAAAGACATTATGTGGACGGTTCTTAAGGAACTTGGACATGAAGTTATCAAAACTGTCCACGAGAATACGGCGGTAATAACTTTAGTAAATGATAGAAAGATTTACCTTAAAGGATCTGATCGTCCTGATACTATGCGTGGTGTTGGTCTTGCTTACGTTGTAATTGACGAGTATGCGGATATGAAGCCGCAAGTGTTTGAGCAGATCCTTAGACCAGCATTAAGTGATGTAAAGGGTGGCGCACTGTTCATTGGAACCCCAAAGGGCAGGAATCACTTCTACGAGTTGTACCAGATGGCCCAAAAGGATGAAGATGAAGATTGGTCCTCGTTTCACTTTACTTCTTTTGATAACCCTCTACTCGATCCTAAAGAGATTGGGGCGGCAAAGAAGTCAATGTCTTCCTTCAGTTTTAGACAGGAATACCTTGCTAGTTTCGAGGCCGCTGCGTCAGACCTATTTAAGGATGAATGGATTAAGTATGTTGATTCTGATGATCTGCCTGATGACGGTGCTTATTACATCGCTGTTGATTTGGCTGGCTTTGAAGATGTAAGCAAGCAGGCTGGCAACAAGAGGAAGAATCTTGATGAGTCTGCTATAGCTGTGGTTAAGGTTTGTCAAGATGGTTGGTTTGTAGATACTATAGTGGCGGGTCGATGGGATATCAAAGAAACAGCTTTAAAAATATTAGACACAGCAAAAAGTTACGATGTCAGATTAATAGGTATAGAGCGGGGAATGGCAAAGAATGCCGTACTCCCGTACCTACAAGACTTGATGAGAAGGAAGAACTATTTCTTGTCAGTGATAGATCTGACTCATGGCAACAAGAAGAAGACGGACCGTATAGTATGGGCTTTACAGGGTCGCTTCGAGCATGGAAGGATTAGTTTAGTTAGAGGCGAGTGGAACAAGCAGTTTGTGGATCAGCTTCTAAACTTCCCTAACCCACAGGTCCATGATGACTTAATTGATGCCTTAGCCTACATCGATCAGATCGGTATCACAGAGTTTGTAGGCGTACTGGATGAAGAAGAATACGAAGCCTTAGATGACATAAGTGGCTATTAGGAGCTAGTGTGGAAGAAGAATTTGAAGAAGAAGACATAGTAGATTACGAGGAACTAGAAGAAGTTGATCCATTTGGGGACACCACAGAGGACTAAACATGGCTGATTTTAAAGAAGATCCTATTTCTGAAGCAGATCGTGCTCTAGTTGAGTACGTTACTACTCACTGTGATCGCTGGCGTGAGTTCAAGGAAGTAAACTACGAGAAGAAGTGGGATGAGTATGAGCGTCTGTACTACGGTATCTGGTCGGATGAGGACAAGACCCGTGAGTCTGAGCGTTCTAAGATTGTGTCTCCTGCTATCCGTCAGGCGGTAGAGAACAAAACCTCAGAGATTATGGAGGCTACCACAGGTCGTGGTGAGTTCTTTGAGCTGCAAGACAATGCAATGGACGAGAATAATATGTCCGTTGATGTTGAGATGATTAAGTTACAACTCCACGAGGACATGAAGAAGACTAAGACCGATAAGGTTTGGTCTGAGGTGGATCGTAACGCTGAGGTCTATGGCCTTGGTATCGCTGAGATTCAGGTTAAGACACAGCTTGAGATGGTTCCTACCATGCAACCACTACCAGGTGGGCAAGGAGCAGCTATCGGTGTCACTGAGACAGAGCGTGTTATTGTTCCTACCAAGTCAATCCATCCTCGGAACTTCCTCTGGGACCCTAACTCAGACACGATTGATGATGCTTTGGGTGTGGCTGTTGAGGAATACACTAGCTTATTTAAGGTCGTACAAGGGATTGAGAATGGGGTCTATCGGAAGGTTAATATTGGTCCTGAGTATAGTGATAATAGTCTTGAGCCAACACAGTTGGATACACTCTATGAAGAAGATAAGGTCCGTATCCTCCGTTATTACGGCTTAGTTCCTCGTGAGTTCTTAGAGACTGTAGAGAATAATGGTGCTGAGGTAGCGGTTCTGTTCCCTGAAGACAGCCAAGCAGCAGACTACCAAGATCTGGTAGAGGCTGTAATCGTTATCGGTAACAACCAGTACCTACTGAAAGCTGAGGCTAATCCGTACATGATGAAGGATCGGCCTATTGTCACCTACACACCAGAGAAAGTCCCTGGTCGCTTAGTGGGTATCGGTACAGTTGAAAAGGGCTACAATATGCAAAAAGCTATTGACGCTCAACTCCGTAGTCATCTGGACTCTTTAGCACTGACTACGGCCCCTATGATGGCAGCAGACGCTACAAGGCTCCCTCGTGGTGTAAACTACAAGGTCCAGCCTGGAAAGACTTTGCTCACCAACGGTAATCCTAACGAGATCCTGTTCCCATTTAAGTTTGGATCTACGGACGCAGGCAACATCACCACCGCCCAGCAGTTTGAGGTGATGCTCCTTCAAGCTACAGGAACCCTAGATAGTCAGGCGATGACCCGCTCTGTGGCTCAAGGAGAGGCTGGTGGAGCTTCTATGTCCCTTGCTATGTCTTCTATCATTAAGAAGAATAAGCAGGCGCTCATGAACTTCCAAGATGACTTCTTGATCCCTCTGATTAAGAAGGTAGCCTACCGCTATATGCAGTATGACCCAGAGCGTTACCCCAGCCGTGACTTCACCTTTGTCCCTGCCAGCACTCTTGGCATGGTAGCTAGGGAGTACGAGCAGCAGCAGTTCATTGGATTGCTTCAGACCCTTGGTCCTGACAGCCCTGTCCTGCCCTTGGTCTTAAAAGGCATCATCAAAGGCTCCAGCCTGTCCAACAAGGAAGAGCTTTCGGCTGCTTTGGACCAGATGAACCAGCCTAACCCAGCCCAACAACAGATGGTAATGGCCCAACAGGAGGCTCAAATTGGACTCCTACAGGCCCAGATCGCTGAACTGCAGGGTAGAGCACAGGAAAGTCAAGCCAACGCCCAGGAGAGCCTTGCAAAGGCCCAGAAAACCAGTGTTGAGACCCAGCTCATGCCTGAGAAGATGCGGATTGATGTGATTCAGGCTTCTTCTACCAACCTTTCCAACGAGACTACGGATGATTTTGAGCGCAGGCTCAAGCTTGCCAACATAATCCTGAAGGAACGGGAGCTAAAAACCAAGGAAAACATCGTAGAAGCACAAACTGGTAGAAAAGTACAGTAAATACTTGACAAAACTCTAAAGTTGTGGTATAATTAATACATTGTTGTAGAAATACAACACAGTCCTTATAAGGAGAAACTGTGGACAAAGAATTACAAGCCTATTATGAGGCTAGATTTGACATGATGACCTCTAAGGGCTGGAAAGACCTCTTAGAAGACCTTCAAAAGGTAGCTGAAGTGTCAAGGGATTTAGACAGGTGTACCAGCGTAGAGGATCTGTACTACGCCAAAGGACAACTAGACATCCTAAACTTCATTCTTAAGCTCAAGCAATCATCTGAGGATGCTTACGAGGAGCTAACAGCATGAAGCGGATATTTGAATTTAGGTGTGCTAAAGCACATCTTAGTGAGAAATTGGTAGACGATGAGACACGCAGCATAGACTGTCCTCATTGTCACAATGAAGCTTCTCGTATTATCTCGTCACCCAGAATCAGGCTAGAGGGCATCACAGGTGCGTTTCCTTCAGCGTATGATGCATGGGCTAGAAAACACGAGCAAGCAGCAAGGGCCTATCAAAAGAAAAGCGAGAGCTAATCCGATGGGTATTTTTAATTTCCTAGAATCCGTTGTGGACAGGAGGATAATGTGGCAGAACTAATCGACACGCAAGAAGAGTTATTTGATGCAGCAGACATTAAACAGGCAGATGAGCCTCAAGTAGAGCAAACTCAAGAGCCAGTAGCACAGGAGGAAACTGAAGAGGTTCTTCCACCCAAGTACAAGGGCAAGAGTCTTGATGAAATTGTCAAGATGCACCAAGAGGCTGAGAAGCTTATTGGTAGACAAGCCCAAGAAGTTGGGGAGGTGCGGAAACTTGCTGATGAACTCATTAAGCGACAACTCGACACTAGACAAGAGGTTCCTGCTACAAAAGAAGACGAGATCGATTTCTTTGAAGATCCGAAGAAGGCAGTAAATAAGGCAGTAGAAACACATCCTGCTATTCTAGAGGCAAGGCAACAAACCTTGGCTTTAAAACAGCAGCAGACGCTGACTAAGTTACAACAGGACTTTCCTGACTTTCAGCAGACAGTAGCTGATCCCTCTTTTGCAGAGTGGATTAAAGCCTCACCAGTGCGTATGCGGTTGTATGCTGCGGCTGATGCAGACTTTGACTTTGATTCAGCGGCTGAACTATTGACAAGCTGGAGTTATGTTAAACCTAAAGCAGCCCCTGTACAGCAGGCAGTTCCTTCGCAAGAAGCGAGAGCGGCACAGAAGGCAGCAGTAAAGGCAGCGACTGTAGATGTTGGTTCTAACTCTGTTGGAAATACTTCTTCTAAGGTTTATCGAAGAGCGGATCTAATCCGACTACAATTGGAAGACCCAGACCGATATATGCAACTACAAGATGAAATCATAGCTGCGTACTCCGAGGGTCGAGTTAAATAACTTAATCATTTGGGAGATTTAAAATGCCTTTAGGTACTAATAACGTAACCGTAACAACAGCAGCCAAGTTTATTCCTGAGATTTGGAGTGATGAGATCATCGCTGCATACAAGAAGAACCTGGTTCTCGCTAACGTCATCAACAAGATGAACTTCAAGGGTAAGAAAGGTGACACCGTTCACGTTCCTAAGCCCACCCGTGGTTCTGCTTCTGCTAAGGTTGCTTCTTCTCAGGTCACCCTGATTGCTGCGACTGAAGACGAGGTAGTAATCAATATCGATAAGCACTTCGAGTACAGCCGTTTGATCGAAGATATTGTCTCTGTACAGGCTCTTGCCTCGTTACGCCGTTTCTACACGGATGACGCTGGCTACGCTTTGGGCGTACAGACCGATTCAGACATCTGGACACTGTTCAAGTCTATCGGTAACGGTAACGGTTCGTCCTACCAGAACTCTGGTGTTTATGAGTTCAGCTCCACCACTGCTGTTGCTTACAACGGCTCTGTTGGTTCTGCATTCAATGACGCTGGTTTCCGTAAGGGAATTCAGATCCTTGACGATGCTGATACGCCAATGGATGGTCGCTCCTTTGTCATCCCGCCTGTCCTGCGTAACGACTTGATGGGTACTGCTCGTTACACTGAGCAAGCCTTCACGGGTGAGACTGGCGCAGCTAACACGATCCGTAATGGTCGGGTTGGTAACCTCTACGGTATCGAAGTCTACATCAGCTCCAATGCTCCTTCGCTGGAGTCGGGTGCTGCTCGTTTGGCTGGTCTGTTCCATCGTGATGCATTCACGCTGGTTGAGCAACTTGGTGTTCGCTCACAGACTCAGTACAAGCAAGAGTGGCTTGCTGATCTGTTGACCGCTGACACATTGTACGGTGTTAAGACTATCCGTACTGATGCTGCAGTTGGTTTTGTAGTTCCTGCCTAGTAGCTTATAGCTAGTGGCTCTCCTCAGCCTCACAAGGGCTGGGGAGTTTTCTTAAGCAGATACTGTCTGTTTAAGCAAACTAAACGGAGATTAAATGGCGATCTATCGTGGTCCTGGTGGTCCAGGCGATGCAACAGCAGATGCAGCCAATGCCGCTGCACTAGCCCTACAGTATGCTTCTCTAGCTGCTGATAGAGCCGCTGACGCTGCTGACAGTGCTGATGCCGCTGAGAATGATGCTACTGGCGCAATAGCTGCTGCTGCGTCTGCAACGGCTTCTGCGGCTGCTGCACTAGCTGCTCAACTTGCGGCAGAGACTGCAGAGACTAACGCAGAGACTGCAGAAACTAACGCACAAGCTGCTTCTACAGCATCTATTAACATGGCTAATGGCTTTTCTGTTACAGCCACTACGCTGTCTGTTGGTTCTCCTGCTACAGCCTCTTATAATAACTCTACCTTTGCATTAACGCTAGGCGTACCTACGGGTGCAACAGGTGCTACAGGACCTACGGGACCTACAGGGCCAACTGGATCGATTGGACCAACAGGTAATACAGGCCCTACTGGAGCAACTGGCCCAACTGGTCCAACAGGATCGCCAGGGCCTACTGGTGCTACAGGGCCTACAGGACCATCTGGCCCAACTGGTCCTACTGGCAGTGCAGCTACAATTGCTGTAGGAACAACGACTACAAGTCCTGCTGGTGGTAATGCTTCTGTAACTAATAGTGGTTCATCTTCTGCTGCAGTATTTGATTTTACTATTCCAACTGGACCCACTGGTCCCACAGGCTCAACAGGACCAACTGGTCCGACTGGTCCACAAGGTATCCAAGGTGACCCAGGCCCCACTGGCCCAACTGGATTAACTGGTCCAACTGGACCTCAAGGTATACAAGGTGATCCAGGACCAACTGGCCCAACTGGGCCTACTGGGGCAACTGGTCCTACTGGCCCCGGTGTTGCTATTGGTGGGACCACTGGGCAGATACTACAAAAGAACAGCGCTACAGACTATGACACCTCGTGGGTAACATTTAGTTCTTTACCTAGTCAGACTGGTAACACTGGTAAGTTCTTAAAGACTGATGGTTCTGCTGCTTCTTGGTCCACTATACCAACTAAAATACAGATCTTAATTCGTGCTGGTACAACCACAGATGTTTCACTAGCCAACGGCTATTTACCTGTTACAAACAGGGCTGGTTCAACAATTCAAGTATCAATCGTCTAAGGATAAGAAATGGCTAACAGATACCCTCTAGTTCTTAACGGAACAACTGTACAAGAACTTCAGTCTGGTGATGACTTAGTTGGTTTAACAGTCGCCAACAATAAAACCCTGACGGTTAGCAACACCCTAACCCTTGCGGGAACGGATAGCACGACCATGACGTTCCCATCGACCAGCTCATCGATTGGCTACCTAAACATTCCGCAGTCAGGGTCAGACAAGACAACGTCTTACACGCTTGCGCTTGGTGACATTGGTGAGTTTGTAGGCGTTGGTTCAGGGGGATCAATTACGATTCCTAACTCAACTTTTGCGGCTGGTGACGCAGTATCAATCTTTAATAACACAACGGGTGCAATCACGATTACTTGCACGATCACGACAGCCTATATCGCTGGCACAGACACAGATAAGGCTACTGTCAGTTTAGCAACTCGTGGTGTAGCAACTATCCTGTTTATCTCCTCGACTGTCTGTGTTATCACAGGGAACGTGTCATAAATGACCGGCATCTTTCAGATTCTTCTTGCAGGGCAGGGTGCGCCTACTATCCTTGCTGACTTCCTCGTGGTTGCGGGTGGGGGTGCTGGCGGTCGTGGTAACGGCGGTGGCGGTGGTGGTGGCGCTGGTGGTTATAGAACTTCTGTTGGAACATCTGGTGGAGGCGCATCTGCCGAAACAGCTTTAAGCCTTGCAGTCGGAACTGCTTATACGGTCACTGTTGGGGCAGGCGGTGCCGGGGCTAACATTGCAGGTGCCGCCAGCAATGGCGCAAACTCCGTTTTTGGTTCCATTACCTCGCTTGGCGGCGGTGGTGGTACAGATGGCGATTCTTTGATTGCGGCTGCAAACGGCGGCTCGGGTGGTGGTGGTGGCTCAGTTGGGACTATAGGAGCGCCGGGTAATGGCACAACGGGGCAAGGCTTTAGTGGCGGCACAGCGTCTGGTACAGCAATTAACAATACTCGGGGCGGCGGCGGCGGCGGTGCCGGGGCATTGGGCGGTAATTCTTCAGGCTCCGCAGGCGGCAACGGTGGCGCGGGAGTTACATCGTCAATTACAGGCTCCGCTTTAGGACGGGCAGGTGGCGGCGGCGGTGGCGCTTGGAACCAGTCGGCTGGAACAGCTACTGATGGCGGTGCAGACGGCACAGGGTCAAGCACTGTCCCAACTGCGGCCCCGGCAAATCGCGGTGGCGGTGGCGGTGGTGGTGGTTATAGCAGTTCAACGGTTGCTGGCGGAAACGGCGGTTCAGGTGTCGTAATCATCAAAATCCCATCTACGCACTATGCCTCATTCTCATCTGGTGTAACTTCATCTCTCTCGACTGCTGTTGCGGGATACAACGTATATACAGTCACGGCTACTTCTACAACGAGTGAGACTGTGACTTTCCTTGCTGGCGCACCTGTTGACTTCTTGGTTATTGCTGGTGGTGGTGGCGGTGGTGGAAACAATACTGGCGGTCAAGGCGGGGGCGGCGCAGGTGGTTATCGTGATTTTTCTTCTCAAACATTAACCTTTGGAACTGCATTTACAGTAACCGTTGGTGCAGGTGGTGCTGGTGCAACGAGTGATGCTGCTGGTAGTGATGGGTCTAACTCCGTATTTAGCACCATTACATCTACTGGTGGCGGTGGAGGCGGTGCTGGAGCCGGGACTATCAATGGTAGAAATGGTGGTTCTGGCGGTGGCGCTGGTTATCAAGGAAGTGCCGGTTCTGGTAATACTCCATCCACTACACCTAGCCAAGGAAATAACGGCGGAACCGGAAATATTACTAGTGGTGGAAACTCACAAGGCGGTGGTGGCGGCGGTGCAAATGCCGTAGGTGGTAACGCATCTACAAATACCGCAGGAAACGGTGGTGCAGGAACTGCATCAAGCATAACTGGGTCGTCTGTTACGAGAGCCGGAGGCGGCGGTGGCGGTAACCAAAACCAAACTTCTGGTGGTAGTGGTGGAACAGGTGGTGGCGGCCGAGGAGCAACTTCCTCTGTTGCGCCTGTTGCTGGAACTGCTAACACAGGTGGCGGTGGTGGTGGAGGAGGAGGCGCTTCAGGTAACGGCGCTGCTGGAGCATCTGGCATTGTCATCATTAAAGTACCTGACAACGTAGGCGCAACATTCTCTGGTGGCGTTACATCTAGCCTGTCCACATCTGGTGGGTTCAACATCTACTCTGTAACTGCTACGTCTACTACATCTGAGACTGTGACGTTTGCAAGAGCGTTTACTGCTGACTTCCTCGTAATTGCGGGTGGTGGTGGAGGCGGTGATTATTTTGGCGGCGGTGGCGGTGCAGGTGGATATAGGACATCCGCAGGAACTTCTGGGGGCGGTGCGTCAGCCGAATCTAAATTAACAATTGCCCTAGGTACTTCATACACCGTCACAGTCGGTGGCGGTGGAAACGGCGCACAAACAAACGGCGCACAAGGCTCAACAGGGTCAAACTCTGTTCTTTCGTCTGTTACGTCAAGTGGTGGTGGAGGTGGTGGTGGTGCTGCTTCAAGAGATGGATTAAACGGTGGCTCTGGTGGCGGCGCAGAAGAATTTGGAACACCCGGAACAGGAACCGCAAACCAAGGTTATGGCGGCGGTGCAGGACAAACTGCAAGCCCATTTAGGGGCGGCGGTGGGGGCGGTGCTGGTTCGGCTGGTGTTGCTGGCGCAACAAGCGGAAATGGCGGCTCCGGTGTTGCTTCTTCTATTACTGGATCATCTGTAACACGAGCCGGTGGTGGCGGCGGTGGAACGATGAGTGGGGCTGCTGGCGCTGGACAAAACGGCGGCGGTAATGGTGGTTCTGCTGCTACCGGTTCTGCGGCAACGGTCAATACCGGCGGTGGTGGCGGTGGTTCTGGTGCATCAAATGTTAACGGAGGCAACGGTGGTTCAGGCATCGTAATCTTCAAGATACCTAACGCATATCGTGCGACATTCTCTGGCGGTGTTACCTACTCTGTATCGTCTACAAGCACAGACCTGATTTACTCAGTCACGGCTACAAGCACGACTAGCGAGACAGTTAGTTTTGTGCAAAATACCGAAACACTTACTACGGACTTCCTAGTGATTGCGGGTGGTGGGGGTGGTGGTCGAGGTAATACTGCAAACACATATAGCGGTGGTGGCGGGGGAGCAGGCGGCTATAGAACAAGTGCTGGCACTTCTGGTGGTGGGGCAAGCGCCGAGACTTCTTTAACCCTTAATGTTGGCACTGCATATACGGTTACGGTTGGGGGCGGCGGTGCTGGTGCAACTAGTGCAAATACTGCTGGTTCTTCAGGGGCTAATTCTGTTTTTAGTTCTGTAACCTCAACAGGTGGTGGTTATGGCGGCGCTGGATTTGGTGGCGGCGTTGGTGCTAATGGTGGTGCAGGTGGTTCAGGAGGCGGTGCTGGTAATATAAGTTCATCGCCATATCCAAGCGGAACAGCAGGAAGTGGAACTGCTAATCAAGGTTTTAATGGTGGAACTGCCGTTGCTGGCGGTGAAAATGCTGGCGGCGGTGGTGGGGGAGCAGGAGCAGTAGGTAATAATGGAACTTCATTAGTTGGTGCTAATGGCGGTGTTGGCGTTGCATCGACTATCACAGGTTCATCCGTAACTAGAGCCGGTGGGGGTGCTGGTGCTGGCGATACTGGAGGTACTGGAGGTACTGGGGGTGGTGGTAATGGTGGAAGACATGCTCCATCTGTAACGAATGGAGGCTCTGGAACTGCCAACACAGGAGGTGGAGGTGGAGGCGGGGCTAGTAGTACATCATCGGCTGGCGCAGGCGGTTCTGGTATTGTAGTCATCAAGATTCCCGACACCTACACAGCGGCGTTCTCATCCGGTGTAACCTTTAGTGGTGGCTCTGCAAGCGGTGGTTTCAGGGTCTATGAAGTGACCGCAACATCTACAACCTCAGAA